CGGTGTCGAGAAGAAGGCGATGATGGCCGCGCCGTCGAAACTCGTCCCCTTCTCCATCTGGTAGATGAACCCGTCATCCGATCCGAAGAACGTCTGCGGCTCACCGCTGGAGTCCTCTACCGTGCAGATCACCCGCACGATGTTGGGGAAATCGACCTGCGTGAAGCCAAGAATCTTGTCCTTATCCACCGACATATAGATGCCGGACCCATCCGCAAAGAACACGCGATACTGGTTAGAGAATCGGTTGATCGTTGAACAGGTCGCGGAGAACCGTCTCTCGGCCAGGATCGGCGAGATCAGACGGCTGGCCATCGAGTGATCGAAGTTGCCATAGTTCTGCGATGTGCCGATCTTGTTGATGCCGCGGTCGTCCAGGCAGTACGAATTGCCCATCTGCTGCACGGTGTAATCCAGCGCACCGGAGTCCGATTGGAACGACACCAGATTCCAGTCTGAGGTTGAAGAACCGTACAGGACATGCGTCTTGTTCCGGCAGTAGATCGTCATGGCACTGCCTGACTGCGAGCCAGGCTCGACAATCAGTCCCGTGATGTTGTCGCCAGCGTTGATTTCAGCCGCGCCACTCAGTACCGAGAACGAGTATGGATTACCGATGGACGAATGCTGCAACGACCGGCCAAACGAAACAAACAGATGATTCTTGTGCGCTGCAATATATTTCGGCGTATCAGGACTCATGCCGGTACTGAGCGGCACAAACGTCGTGCCGTCGAACTCGAAGGCCCGATTAACCCCGTCACACCCGTAGATGTACGAACCCGGCGTGCCGAAGTCATACGTCACGAACTCATACTTTCCATTGGGCAGTAACGTGATCGCGGTCTGCGCACCACTCAGCGTCAGCGCACCGCCTCCGGTTGATGTCGCAGCGCCAGCAGCGAAGTTGCCCCCAGCCGGGGCCGAGATGATCAGCCGGCCGGTATTCGTGCCACTCAGCAGCGTCCCGGTCTGCACTACCACGCGGTTGATAGTTGCCGTGACACCGCCCTGCGTCAGCGTGTCGCCATCAGCAACGGAGGTGTTTGCGTTAGAGAACGACACCTCGTAGCCAAGCGATACCTCGGTCCAGCCAGTGGCCGTCGATTTGTACATCTTGCACAGCGTCTCGCCCACGTTGTTGCGAAACGCATAGACCTTGTCGCCGTAGAAATAGACGCCACGGATCGACCCCGCACCGGGAACAGCAAGGATGTCTGGACGGTATTCGTCGGCGGCAAGATTGAGATAACTGGCGTCATCGAAGATCGTTACCGCACCGCCAACAGACCCAATGTCCGTGGTGACAGCTTTGGTAACGCCGGATACCTGGAGGTTCTCGCCTTGCAAGAACGTATTTGTGACGCGGGTCACAATCACCGCTGCATCTTCCAGCGCGATGACTTTGCCAGTCGCGCCAGATAGCGCGCCGGTTACAGTTTGGCCGACCGAGATTGTGGCAGAAAACGTCACAGGTATGCGTGTGTAGGTTGCATCTGACGGCTTGGCATGCCCATCGAAGCGCTCATACCCGGCAATGCGCCGATACCCGCCCCATTGATCAATCTCGAAGTTGGAACAGCCCGTCATCTTCCCGCCAGGGATAGCCATGACGTTGGTCACGACATCAAGCCCGCCCTCAAGCTGAATCCAGTCGTAGGTGACAGGCTCCATCTTGATCATGCCAAGGCTCCCGGCAAGCTGATCTTGGGCATTTGGTCGTGTTCGAGACGACGCAACATTTCGTTGTACTTCAGTTCGCCACGCTGATAGACCTCCGGCGCGGACTCGTATGAGGCATATTCCATCATTGCCCGATAGACGATAGCCATGTGATACCGAGACGGCATGGCCGGTATCTCCGCGTCAGCCGTCATGTAAATCGGCTCGCGGTAATACTCGCCCACCACGGTATAGATGCCGTCAGGCGAATCACCAAGGCACAGCGAGCGGTCGCTAGGCTTCTGAGTTATCGCAGTGGGACGACTGGTCGTATTGCGCCGAGAGTTGTATTGATACTCGTTGCGCCAGTAGTCATAACTGACAGGTGCCAGGAATATCTCAGACCCGACACCGGCAGCAGTCTCATAGCAGCGAAACGAGTCCATCTTCCACACACCGAGGTCTGTGACAGCACACTCGGCGGGGGTGTAGGATGGCTGATTGGCGACGGTATTGAACTGTACGGTTTTCCGCATCCAGTCGAAATCGGAATGCTCCATCTCGATCTCGTAATTGGACTGACGAATCCAGTTGATGACGCGCTGGTACTCTCCGACATTGCCGCCGATTGTCGAAGGACCGTCGCCTGAAATGCCAGCCTCTTGGACGAGGCGCACGCACAGTTCAATAAATGTCATTTACTTACCCATCAAGCTTTTGATCCACTTTGCGCCTTGTGGATTGGCGTCATGGACAATGGAGAACGGATAGCGAACGGAAACCTGCGGGCGATAGATATTTTCCTGCTCTGAGCCTGTACCCTTGTACGGTTGCGAGTATGTGATCGGACGCATGGAAGCAAGTTGTTCGACAAACTTCCGCTTGATCGTGCTTTCGCACCCTCGCGGCAGGTACGGAGAGCCAGGAAGAACATTCTCGCCATTGTTCTGGAGATGGATGTACTTCTCATCGTTGGCCCCAGAGCCTTCATAAACGAAGATGCGGACAGGCTCTTCGTAGAAAGCAAGCTTTGCCGCCTTCTCTGATGCGCCATAGACATTCGTTACCGGCTCAACCTCTTGAACGATTTGGTCAATCGGCGTCTCAAGACCGGCATCGACATCCAGCGCATTTTGCGGCGCTTCGGTAACGTCAAAGGATTTGCTACGCTCATATACACCACGGGGCATTTGTTTCTCCTGAAAAAGAAAAAGCCACCCGAAGGTGGCCTTTGTGCTACGACGATAAAACTTAGGACTGCTGCGGACGCTCAGGCATGTACGCGATGTTCTGCGTAGCGTGGGCGGTGCTGGCGGTATTCCAGTTGGTCGTGCCAATGGTGAAATTGGAGCCGGAATAGTTCTTGTGCAAGGTGTAGGCAAACGGGCATGCAGTGGCCGGCAACAGCGGGAAAGCCGGCGCGGTCTTCATGGCGTTAGCGCTATCGAGATCTGCCGTTTCTCCACGGTAGATAGCGACGGTGCCAGCAGCATTCAGCGCCCAGACAACGACGGTGCCTTTGGCAGTGGCCAGAACCAGGTTGCCGCCAGCAGAGTCAGTGGTCGGGGTAGCGGCACCGGAGGCGGTTGCCTTCAGGTACAGCTTGCCATCGATGGAGTAGGTAAAAGCCGTGACGGTATGCGTGGTGGCAGCACCAGTAATACCGGACAGCGGCAGCGTAGTGGTACCGGAAAAAACAAGATTCCCGGAGGCGAGATTGCCAATAGCCATATCAGGCTCCTTATTTGATCAAGTGGGTTTGGAACGTCGATTTGCAGGTCGTCGCAGTGACACCGGCATCGCCATCCAGAAGCGTGCAGACGGCTTCGATACCGTCGATCATTGCTTCCAGCAGCTTGCGCAGTTCTTTCTCGTCGGACTGGCAAACTTCCAGTGCGTTGATGCGTTGTTTCAGTGATTCAGCCATGTGTATCTCCTAAAGAACGGGGAGGACTAGCCTCCCCAATTCATCACAGGGTCGGGGTGCCAGACCAAATAACAGCCATCCAGCCGTTATTCAGAACCTTGGCTGCGGAGTAGAACTTCGCGCCGATGTAGCCACGCTGGCCGAGCGGGTCGTTCTTGTCCTTCTGGCCAACCGGGATGTACGAGACATCGAACGATTCACCACCGCGCAGGGCAACGTCACCCCAGGCGTCTTCAGCAACAACGATCAGCGGGTAGGTGTCGATGTTCGAGCCAGTGGTGGAGAACAGGCCAGTAGCACCAATCGCAGCGCCCTGGTCCTTTTCAGCAACCAGTTCCGGAGACAGAACGAAGCGGAAACGCTCGACAGAGCCGACTTCGTACTCGTTGATCACCTTGCGCTGACCGTACTCGGAAACGTGCTTGAAGCCAGGCAAATCGCGAATGACGGGTTCCATGTCGGTGTGACAGAAGACCAGGAAGCCGGCTTCAACCGGGGCGGTTGCGAACGAGGCAGACGGGGCCAGGATCGAGGTGATCTGCTTGGCGTGGTTAGCCAGCAGGGTGCGAGCGGTCTTGCGCAGGACGTTCAGGGTGACAGCCTCATCAACCTGGTTCTTGGCGGAGCCGCCGCAGTAGGTGACAACGTTGGTCTGGCCACGAAGTTCGCCGTAGCGAATCATTTCGCGGACAGCGCCCATACGCTCGCCAACCTGACGCTTCATCTCGCCAGCGACGTCATCCTCGTACAAGTCGAAGGTCTTGTCGGTGATGGCGTACAGGCAGGAATACTGCTGCAGCGTGGCCGTGACGTCGGTTGCGGTCAGGGAATCGGCGGTCGGCGTCACGCCGTCAGAGGTCAGGTGCGACGAAGCGAAGGTGCCAAGGTTGTTGACGGTGACGATCTGGTTATCAACCGAAGTTGCACCAGTCGGCAGGGCCGGCATCCAGCGACGGAAGACAATGTTGTCACCGCTGTTCTTCGGCATCTTCTTGTTCTGGCCGGTAATGCCAAGAACTTCTACGGGAACGGCGTGGGCAAGAATCTCGCCACGCACCTTGTTAAGACGACCGGCTTGGGTCGAATAGTTTTGGATAGCCATTTGAAACTCCTAAATTGAAAGTATTTGGTTTAAAGCCTTCGAGCTGAAACTGACTTAAAGCCAGCCATAAACTCGTCGGCCTCAGTTGTTGCGGGCGGGCCATCAATGGCGACACCCTGCGGCGTAACTGCCGACTCGAGCCGTTTTTTGCTCGTTTCCTTGCGGGTTAATGACGCCTTGTAGTCGGACAAGAGCTTCGTGACGAACCGCACATCCCAACTGTTTGCAGCCTGGTCCTGAATCTCAGGCGGCTGCTTGGAT